ATTTTTTTTGTAAGTGTTTTTATTGATTATTGTTTATTTGTATATAAAAAAAAATCCCCCTAATAATAGGAGGATTTAAGAGATTGATTTTGATATGTTGTTGTGTAGATTGATGTCCATTTTTTTTATACTTTTAGGAATAAATACGATATAATTTTCAAAAAAACAATAATTTGAAAAAAAAATATAAAAAAAATTGTAATTGTCATAAAAACTGACAAATTGTCAGTTAAAATTGGGTTGGATTGATTTTTAATAATAAAAGTTTGGAATTGAAATTGACTCCATAAAAAATAAACTATATAATTCAAACAAAAATCACATTTATGAGTAAAATTATAGGAATTGACTTAGGTACGACAAATTCGTGCGTTGCCGTTATGGAAAACGGAGAACCTATTGTAATAACAAACAATGAAGGTAAGAGAACTACCCCATCTATCATTGGATTTGTTGACAATGGTGAAAGAAAGATTGGTGACCCAGCCAAAAGACAGTCAGTAACAAATCCTGACAAAACAATTTATTCTATTAAACGATTTATGGGTGCGAGTTATGACGAAACTAAAGGTGAAGTCACTCGTGTACCATATAAGGTCGTAAAAGGGAAGAATAACACACCAAGAGTGGAGATTGATGACAAACAATTTTCTCCACAAGAATTATCAGCAATGGTATTGCAAAAAATGAAACAAACCGCTGAGGACTATTTAGGGCAAGAAGTAACAGAAGCAGTTATTACAGTACCAGCATACTTCAATGATGCTCAAAGACAAGCAACAAAAGAAGCTGGGGAAATCGCAGGACTAAAAGTAAGAAGAATTATTAATGAACCAACTGCTGCAGCTCTTGCTTATGGACTTGATAAGAAAAACAAGGACTCCAAAATCGTTGTTTTTGACTGTGGTGGTGGTACTCATGACGTATCCGTACTAGAATTAGGTGGTGGTGTATTCGAAGTATTATCAACAGATGGTGACACGCATTTAGGTGGAGATGATTTTGATAACGCAATTGTTGATTGGTTGACAGCTGAGTTCAAAAATGAAAATGGAGGTACTTGGAATAGTGATTCTATGGCTCTACAAAGATTAAGAGAGGCGGCTGAGAAGGCAAAGATTGAGTTATCATCTTCTCAATCAACAGAAATCAATCTACCTTACTTTATGGTAATTGATAATCAACCAAAGCACCTTGTTAAAACACTTACAAGAGCAAAATTCGAACAAATTATCGACAAATTGGTTGAAAGGACTATTGAACCTTGTAAAAGAGCAATGTCAAGTGCTAATCTTACCCTTGGAGAAATTGATGAGGTTATTTTAGTTGGTGGATCCACTAGAATTCCTGCAATCCAAGAAGCGGTAAAGAAATTCTTTGGTAAAGAACCATCTAAAGGTGTAAATCCTGATGAAGTTGTTGCTTTGGGTGCTGCCATTCAAGGTGGTGTACTTGCTGGTGATGTAAAAGATGTCCTTTTGTTGGATGTTACCCCACTTTCACTGGGTATTGAAACTATGGGTGGTGTAATGACTAAATTAATCGAGTCAAATACAACAATTCCGACTAAAAAATCACAAGTATTCTCAACTGCGGTAGATAATCAACCATCTGTAGAAATTCACGTATTACAAGGTGAGAGACCAATGGCCAAAGATAACAGAACTATTGGTAGATTCCACTTGGATGGTATTCCACCATCAATGAGAGGTGTTCCACAGATTGAAGTTACTTTCGACATCGATGCTAATGGTATTATCAATGTATCAGCTTTGGATAAAGGTACAAACAAACAACAAACCATTAGAATTGAATCATCATCTGGATTATCTCAAGAAGAAATTGACAGAATGAAGAGAGAAGCTGAAGAAAATGCTGAAAGTGACAAATTAGCTAAAGAAAAGGCTGAGAAAATCAATGAAGCTGATAGTACAATCTTCAATATCGAAAAAACGATGAAAGATTTGGATGAAAAAATCAGTGATGAACACAAAGAAGAAATCAAACAAGGTTTGGAAGAACTGAAAGAGGCTAAAAACACTGGTGAGGTGGAAAAAATTGACTCGGCTTTAGATAAAGTTAACACTACAATGCAAAAAGTAACACAAGAACTTTATAGTAACGTAAGTGAACAAACAGAAAATGTTGATGGATTCACAGGTTCAGATGTCGAATTCGAAGAAGTTAAGTAAAACAAAAAAACCCCTGATTATTCGGGGGTTTCTTCTTTTTGTTCTTCAGTTTTCTTTTCCTTTTGTATTTGGTGAATGATGTAACCAGAAATTGCAAACTCAACACCAGCCCACATTATCAAATCAGTCATAGTTAGTGTTGAATGTTTTTCTAATAGAAAGAAAATCATACCCCACTGAGCAATAATAAATGCAATACCTGATTCGATTCTTTTTTTTGAAAAATATGATTCTTTAGATGAATACATATTTGTTATTTCTCTGAATAACCATTTTATATTTTCCCACCCAAAAAATAATTTGTTTTTCATAATAGTATTTTTTTATAAATAGATTAAATTAAAAAAGAGGACGTAGCGATGTCCTCTTTCTTTGTTGCCGTAACAGCAAACGGTCCTAATAGTCCTCCTAAGAGGTTAGATTATTTACCTTTCACAAGTTCCAAACATCTTTTAAGATATTCTTTGGCTCTTGGTGAAGGAGTGTATTCATCATCTTTGGTTTGTAAAGCTAATATCCTTTCAATATCTTTCACTAATTCAGTTCCATGTTCATTTTCTTTGTATAGTTCTATAATTTTGTCCATTGCTTTGTTACAACCACCACTTGTTTCATCGTGATAGTTTTTATTTCTAAACTTGTTAAGGTGGTGCATAAGATTATATGCAAGGTGAGAACCACCATCTTTGATATCCCTAAACAATCTCAAATTATTAAGAATTCCTAATGTATCAACCATTGAATTAACCCCTAATTTTCTTTTACTTACACCTGGTGCATATTGAACAAATTCACTGGCATTACCAACAATTTCTTCTAATGGAAGTATATTTTCAGGAACACAACGAGGTTTATCTTTTACCTCTTTAACCTCCATATTTTCTTGTTCCAAGATGGTTTTTCTAACTATTTTTCTTAATTCAGATTCTTTGATTGTATAATTTTTCATAAACTTTTCTTTATAAATATATGAAATTTGAATAAATGAAAAAACCCCTATTAATTTAGGGGTTCATCTTTTTTATCATTTTTTGTTGGTAACATAACTTCAAGCCAAATGTCAAAAATCAAGAAATACATCCACCAAGTTAACATCGATAATGGATATGATTCAGGATAAGCTGAGGTCATAAATAATAAATAAAATACCTTAGCAAAAATGTAGATTCTAACTAAAGTGTAGAAAAAACGATAAAATGAAATCATAATAGTTCAGTTGTTAAATAGTTAATCTATGATTGTAAAAATAAGAATATTTATTTATAAAACAAACATATGAGAAATAATTTAGATAATTTAATAAAAAAGGTTTTAAGGGAATCTTTGAATCCCCCTATGAAACTTACTGAAATTTGTTTTATTTCTGAAGATTTGAGATATCATTTAGAAAATAAATTATCATTAAGTGAATCAGTTTTCAGAATTTATTCTGACAAATACTTCAAATTGATTAATGAGGTTAGAAATCTATATTTAGAAGATAAAATAGAACTAAACGAAGAGGACACTTGGATAGTTGAATCTGATTTGGGTAAAAAAGTGTTATTGGAAAATGGTGACGAAGTGTGGTTAGATGCTCCGATGTATGAAGAAGAGGTTGAAGAATTATTATTCGAAGCCAAACATCATGGAAAAAATGTAAAGTTAAATTCACCATTCAGAACACCAGGTGGTCCTAAAAAGTTTGCAGTTTATGTAAAGACACCGAAAGGTACAATAAAAAAAGTAACATTTGGGGATCCGAATCTAAGAGTTAGAAATAGAAACCCAAAAGCCGCTAAATCATTCAGAGCAAGACATAAATGTGAACAGAAGAAAGACAGAACAACTGCAGGGTATTGGAGTTGTAATGTTGGAAGATATGCAAAAAAATTAGGATTAAAATCAAGCTCAAGTTGGTAATGGAAGTTCTACCTTATGTTCAAGAAATAATTGACGACATCAAAATCAGAACATTTAATGAAAATGTTGATGATGAGGAATTGAAATGGCATAGAGATAGAAAGGATAGAGTTGTAGAAATATTACAAAGTAACGATTGGTATTTACAGATGGATAATGAACTCCCCACAAAATTAATTGTTGGGGAGAAACATTTTATACCAGAGGGGGTTTACCATCGTGTGATTAGAGGTAATGGAACATTAATAGTATCCATCAAAGAATAAATTTATTTATTGAATCTTTTCAAAGCGTTTTCGGTAATAAAAACATATTCAGTTTCTTTGAACTCTTCTAATGTTCTTGAATTTGTATATGACATTGCCGATTTTAGATAATCCTGAAGATTTTCAATCCATTTACTTAAGGAATACTCAACTTTGTTATATTTGGTTATCCCTTCTGACGTAATCAATTTATCTCGACCCCATTTTTTCTGAACTTCCTTGGTACTCATTCCCCTGAACTTTTTATACATAAATTTCCTCAAAGAAGGAAAACTATTCCAAATGTAATAAGTTGTGTTTTCACTTAATGGAATCCATTTGTTTAGATAAGTTGGGGAACAAGATTCAATACATTTATTTAATGCACCACCTAACATAACATAGTCGGCACCAAGAGCTAATGCTTTAATTATATCATCGTAATTTCTGAATCCACCATCAGCAACGATATTGGTTTTATATCCTCCTTTTTTCTTGATATTATAACATTCGGAGATTAGAGATGCCATAGGATAATGAATACCTGTGTTAGCTGAAGTTAAACAACCTGAACCACCACCAATACCAACACGGATATAATCAACACCCAAGTCCGCAAACTTTTGATAAGTTGAGGGATTAGCGATGTTTCCAATCATTAATTTATGGTGCGTTTTGATATTTTCGATGAAATATTTACACAAATCATACAATTTGGACATATGTCCGTTTGCAATATCAATAAGGATTTTGTGATAAACTGGTACTTTTTCGAATTTTTGATGATTTGTAACCATAATTTCGAAGTCATACAAAGATATTGAGGTAAAAACATCATTGTCATAAGAATACTCACCTCTTGGTAGACAAACCTCTAAATTATTATCTAAGAATTTTTCGTAATTTAGATGATTTACCACAGTATCCATTGGACTAACAATAATAGGTAGTAATCCTTCTTCAGTAAAAATATTAATTTCACTTCTTGATGTAATAGATGAAAGTGTTTCAGGTACTAATGTGATGTCTTTGAAATCGAATTTGTGCATAATTTATTCTTTTTGATTAAGAATAAAACAAATTGGTAACAAGTTCAATTATTTACCTCTAAATCTTCTAACCATTTTTACAATCATTTCCTTAAAAAGGATACCTGAAATTGTCAAACCAGTAAAACCAATAATTCTGGTTGTTAATTGTTTCAAATCAACACCATCTGTTAGACCATCGGCTGCCATTTGATATATCATTGGGATTAGGGGAATGATGAAAGTATAGCTCATCATATTTGTTATCTTATGAAAAACTATTCCCAAACTTTCAATAAAATCTAAAAAGGTACTTCTTAATTCGTCACTTTTTTTAAGAACTTTCTCAAATACTTTACTTAAACCTTCTTCTTGTATTTTATTATATATTGTTGAAACAAACTTTTTATTTTCGAAGAAATATGTGGCGATTACACCAATTAGAATTAATGTGATTTGCATTTCATTTAGTTCAGGAAATCTTCCTTTCACAAAATCTTCTATAGGCCCGACAAACCCACCAATACCAGCACCCCAAGTTAATAAGAATTGTAGATTCATCCCAATTTGACCTTGGGCTTCATCAACAATCTTTTTTATCCTATTAGCATTCTGTTTTATTACATTTCCTAGTTCTTCACCAGTACTTTCTAATAATATTCTTCTTTTTTGACTTTCTGTGATTACTATTCTCATAACAATAAATATTGTATAAATATTTATAATAAAAATTAATATTATGGTAAATCCAAAATTAGAAAAAGGGGATAGAGTTGTGTTATTAAATATGGAGGGGGAAACTGACATGAGTTTCGGGTTAAAGGGTGAGGTATTATCCGTATCGACTCATTTCGGATCATCACAATATAGTGTGAAATGGGATAATGGTAGAAAATTGGATTTATTGGAAGATGGGGATAAATGGATGAAAGAATATGAATTCGAAGAATTGGTGAGAAATAAAAGAAAACAAAAATAATGGTATTCAATTAATAAAGGTCACATTCTTAACAAGTTAAACAAAATACTATAATATTTATAATAAAAAAAACTATGAACGCATACTTTTTCAAAATGTCACAAGCTGAAAGAAATAATATTCTTGACCAACACAAACAAATATATGATGGATTTGTGACAACTTATGGACAACAAATTAATCAACAACCTCTTTATACTCAAGACTTTGCAAATGACAAAGGAGGAGTCACAGTTAATAACAAAGGTGAGGTTAAAACATATACAAATATGAGAATAAATGAAATGAGACATGATGGTATGAATACAGGTCTTTTTTCAGATGAAGAGGAAGAATATTCTTTTGTTTCTCCAAAAAAACATTTCAATGGTTTAGACCAAATTGGTGATGGTGAGGACGACTTAGAATTTGGTACTATGGATGATGAAGATATGGATGAGGTTGAATATCTTCTTGACCTTGAAATCGATGAGGATTTGACTATATATGAAGAGGTTGATGAAGATATGGTTCAACCTTTACAAGAACAATTAAATAAATCTTTAGATATGTTTAGAAGATTTTCAAAATACAAATAAAATGGAAATAGTTGAAATTATAACATACCATCTTAACAATTTGGAGGAGGTTCTTGAGGTTTCTTTTAGAACAAATTCTGATACTGAAGAGGTTTCAAGAGAAACTAAAATTCCATACTCGGATATTGAAGATTTCGGGTATGAATTTCATAATGTTTCTGATGAATTAAATGATTTAGATGAAGAGGAGGAAATGTTTGATGATTTTGAAGATGACGATTTGTTTGTTGATGAATCTGAAGTATTATCTTTCTTGAATGAGTACTATACTTTATTTATGGATAAACTACCAAAAGCTGAACTATTTTAATGGAAAGATATGAAGTAGACTCAATAATATCTTTGATGAAAAGATTTACAAATAAAAGTTCAGATGGGGAGTTAGATGAACAAGATGCAGCTGCAGGTGGTGCAACTGGTGGTGGTACAAAATATCCAACGGTAACAAAATGGGAATCTGGTGTAACTAGAGGACCTGCAAATCAAATTGGGTTAACTAAGTGGAGAGATACGGTCAAAATAACTAGAGGTAAAGCAAATACTTTATTATAGTTAGTAATATTTATAAAAAAATTAAAAAATGAACTATATACCCAACAATAATATTGTTAATAGGATAAATTTATTGATGAATTATCAAAATGATAAAACATTAAATGAAAACTATAAAATATTATTAAATAAATCAAATGAAAATCTCTCAGATTTTGTTATTGGTGATATGGCATCCAAGGATTTGAGGTATATTGTTTTATTGGATGAAATCTATGATACAAAGACCCAAAAACACATAGGTAATTTTTGGGATAGTTTGGACAATATAAAGTTTTTTTTGGGGTATGCTTTCAACGAGGCAAAAGATATACCACAACAAATTAAAGAAACGTATCTCAAAGACCTTAATTCAATAGTTCTGAACGAATCTTCTTCGAGTCAGGATTTACTAATACTAAAAGAAAACTTAAAAGAATTTATTAAAGAAGCGGATAGTTGGGGGCAATGGGCTTTGAGTGGGGTTTCAGATGCTGCCAAATATTTTTATCAGAGTGGTAAGGATGTTGTGACTGGAACAACAAAGTTTGTTGGGGACGTTGCAAAGGGTGTTGGTCAAGGTATAAGTGCAGTTATGAGAGGTGATTTGAAAAAATTATTCGATTTACTTAAAAGTGGTGTTGTACAATTTGCAAGATATGTTAGGAGTTTAATGTATAATCCAATTGTTTCAATTATTGATGCCCTTTTAGTTTTTTCAGGAGTTGGTAAGGCGGCCCAATGGATACCTTGGGCAATTATAGTAGGATTGGACATCTATGAGGTTATCAACAATGATTTTGAAATTAAAATGGGTGACGATATTTTGTCAAAAGCTTTTAGGTTCTTAATGATTGGATGTGATATCCTTGGACTTGTTTTAACAGGTGGTGCTGCATTAACCGCAAAAAAAGCAATAACACCACTCACAAAAATGCCTAAAGAAAAAGTTGTACAATCAATTGCTAAAAATCCTACATTAAAAAATACAATACAATCGATGTTAAATGCTCTTAGTAAATTACCAGCTAAATTAAATGAGGCTGTAAAATTACTAAAACCAAGATTACCTAAATTTAGTGAGTGGTTAAGTAAAATGTTACAAAGTGCTACCACTTTTATGAGTAAAATGAAAAATGCTTTTGCGGCTTTGTTTACAAAAAAAGGAGCAACTATCGCAGCTAGAGAAGGTGGAGTAGACTACGGAATGCAAAAGGGTTTAGATTATGTTACAAGTTTGGCAACAAAGGTAGAACCAAATGTGAGTGGGATAGCTTCAACCGCAACAAAAGTAGAACCACAAGTAAGTACTTTGGCTTCAACTGCAGATAACATTCAAATATCTGATAAAACTAAACAAGATTATAATAGTATAATACAACAATATAGCTAATAAAATAAAAATTAAAAAAAGGGTATGGAAAAAATATTATTACAAGAAGAAATAAATCGTTTTCGTTTGTTATCAGGTTACAATAACACTAAAACCTTATCAGAAAACAAAAAGGAAATTGATGAGCTCAGAATAAAAGGTACACCTAACATACAAAGTGTCGATATTCAAACAGCAACAAAGAAATTGAAGAATTTGGGTGATTTCAATTTCTTAAATAATTATTTTCAGTTTGCTGGTAAACAAGCTGACGACTTTATCAAAGTTTTACAAAAAAGTAGTGACCAATTAACGAATGATTTAGAATCTGCAATAAAAAAGGAAATTGCAGATGGAAATGTTGGAAATGAATTAGGCCCACTTGCAAAAGAAAGTTCAAAGGAATTAGCACTTGCATTGACAAATCAACTGATGGATACTAAAAAGGTTGTTGTGTCAGGAAAAGAATATACATTGAATGGTCTTGCTGACGCTATAAATAATGGTCAAATACCTGCAAAGAACTTAAATGACGCAAAAGGAAAATTAGCTCAAGGTAGAACTGATGCGTTAGCACAAGGTAAAACTGCGGCTAAAAACTTTACTGAAAAGAAAAAATTAGAATTACTAAAGGACAATACTGGTGGTGGTAAAGATGGCGGCGGTGGCGGCGGGGGTGGTAAGGATATTGAACCACAACTTAAAAAATATACATGGAAACAAGTAGCATTAGTTGCAGGTGGAACAACTTTAGCGGGATTTTTAGCTTGGTGGATATTCAGTTCAAGAAGAGGTACTAATCCATTCCCAGTGTGTTTAGGAAATTATATGACTGAGAAAGACAAAAAGAAAATTGAACAAGCAAATGGTGCTTATTTACCTATTGCTGACCCAAAAATAACAACTAAAGAAGGACAACCAGCAGGTTTATATAACGTAAAATTTTTCGAAAATGGTGGATTTGAAGCTGATGGAGAAAAAGGAAAGTGGGAACCAGTTGGTAACGCAATTCAAGTGAATCATAGTGGTACTAATTATATGATAGTTTGTGGTGATTTGGTAATTAATCAAGGTGATGGAGAAAGTGAAAAAAATCCTGAACCTAAACCTGGTAGTGGTTGTTCTCCAAGTTCAAACTTCCCATTTGCATTCTATCAAATGAATAGTATGGTTGGTCAGGTACAAGGTTGTGTTGGTGCAAGACCTGACAATTGTATGGGACCTCAAACTGCAGCTAAGATTAGACAATATTTAGGTTTATCAGATACACCTACTGAGTTAACTAAGGATATTTATGATAAAGTTATGGCAAAATGTGGAGGTTCAGCTAAACAAGAAGTTACACCAATTAAGGAACCAACACAAATAAGTGGTGGAGTTACAGCAGGTAACAAACCTGAAAGTAGTGACGATTTCGAATTCTAAAATATAAAAAAAAAATTATGAAATTGAGAAATATAATTAATGAACAAGAATCTTTACCAGGTCCTAACAAACTTGGAAGTGAGAATGTAAAAAACAAACTTTTGAAGTTAGCGATTGACAATAATTGTTATACTGGTAAAGGATTTCCTGCTGCCGCCTTCATTGATTCAAAAACGAATAAAGAGGTTTTGTATAAAAAATCTGACAATCCAAAATTAGTTGAAGAAAAAAGAAATTATATTTTTATTGTACCTCAAGAGGATGGGTTATCATTTGTTGTTGAATATAGAGATAGACCTGACGAACAAGGTAAGGTTGTTAAATCTAAATCTGGTATCAGATGTCAGGCAATCAAACAAACAACTGACCCCACTTTAACACCTGACCAAGAACAAATTATTTCATTTTTGAAAGGTCAAGGATTCAAGGCTTATAGTGAAGTACAACCAAATAGTTGGAATAATTATTCTTTGGTAGACATCTATAAAGATCCTGCTGTCGTTGAAATTATGAAGGACAAACCTTATTTACAACAACAAATTCAATCTAACAAAGATAGAGTTTTTTGGATGTGGAAAGGTAAAGGTTTAACTGCAACAGTAGAAGACAAAACAACTAAAGGTCAACAATTTGTTGATTTCTTAATTAAGAATAATAACTGGAAAAAACCTGATGATGTATCACCTGAAACTAGAACTAATTATTTGGTTGTTGATATGGGTGATGAAAAATCTTATATAAATGACATTTTGTTGTCAAAATATAAGGATTATATCAAGTATTTCCAAAAAGGTTATCTACTTTATCAACCAATAGTTTCTTTATCAGCCGCTGAATTGAATCAAAAAAATGAAACCTTTATTCAATCAGCTAAGATGGACTATGATAAAAAAGTTTGTAGAAACGTAATTGTAAGTTTCTACAACAAAATGGCAACTACAAGTCGTTCTGAAGAAAATAGACAAATTGTCGTATTACCTGGTGAGAAAGAGGTTGTACAAAATTGTTTGAATAACAATAAAGGAAAATATCCTGGTTTAAGTAAGGAAATCGAAGCATTAAAATATACCACAGATAAACAATTCAAAATCGACCACACTATTGATTACACAAGAAAAGCTGTAAGAGAAAGTGAGGAGAAAATGTTAAAACAAACTATATCTGAAGGACTTACACTTCTTAAGGATAAACAAAAAAAAATGTTATCAGAATCCAAAATAGTAAGAAATAGACTCGAGATTTTAGCTGAAGGTAGAGACTTAAATAATAAAAGAGAATTGAAAAAATTTTTCAATGATTATCTAAATGAAAGTGCATACTTAAGTTCTCGTGGTTATGATTCTCAAATAATAAGTGAGCAGTTTCTTGATTTACTTAAAGGATTTTTTACTGGAACTGGTGTTGAATCCGTAATGTCCACATTCAAAGAATCTGCGGTTAAATGGATACTTGACAAAATTGGTGTAGTTGATTCATCAGGATGGATTGGATCAATAATCATTACAGCTTTAGGTAATTTGAAATTTGGTGATATTGGTAAACTTACTGATTGTAACTTTTTAGTACCATACTTAGCAAAAAGTGTTGCTGAAGGTGCTGTAAGAAAATTTATGGTTGAAAAAGGTATGGATAGTGGAATATCATCAGTTATTAGAAATGCGATAATTGAGGTTTTGGAAGATAGTGCATTTGGTCAATCAATCGAAAAGGGTTTAGAAAAAATAATTTGTCCATCTTTAGGTGGGTTGAAATCTAAAATGAGTTCAATGACAAATATGATGAAAAACAAGGCTTTGGGTAGTCAAGAATCTAGTGCGGTTGCTACTACAGCACCTGCAGCTACTGATAAGGGTGTAGCAGCAATGTTATAACCTAACTTACCTGTGAGGTAGGACTCACATGGGATAAACTCGACTAAAGAAAGGGAGGTATCCAAAATCTACCAAAAGGACGTTTACACGTCCTTTTGTGTTTTAGTTAAATGTCTTTTTGAAGTCTTCCCAAATTTCACCAACTGAAGAATTAACAATTTCTGAAAATATTGTTGGTTCATAAGGTTTTATATTCAATTTCATATTTGCTTCTTCTGGGGTTCTATCCCCCTTCAATCTATTACAACTTGAACAACAAGTAACAAGATTAGTCCAAGTGTTTTCCCCACCTCTTGATTTTGGTAAAATGTGGTCAATTGTTAAATTTCTTTTACTGCCACAATAGGTACATTCGTGATTATCCCTTTTGTATAATCTATGTCTATTAATTTTAAGTTTATGTACACGATATTTAACAAAATTCAGTAATCTAATTATAAGGGGACGAATGAACTCACCCATTCCTGATAGAATCGGATTATCACTTGCTTTTATTACTTCCGCTTTACCTTTACTGACCAAGGTAAAACCTCTATAAACACTTGTTATGTTTATTGGAGTAAAATCTGCGTTTAATACTAATACCTTTTCCATAAAGTATGTGTTGTTATTTATAAATATAAATTTGTTGATTGATAATAAGTAAAAAATTAGGTTTAGACAATTTGACTTTAACTTTCAAATAAAATAAATTAAAAAAAAAGTCAATTACTTTTTGATTCTCGAATTAATAGTTATATTTGTGAACACAAAACAAAATAATACTATGACTGACTTCATAAAAATAACAATTATCGCATTTGTATGCTTCTGTGTATATGGTTATATGACAGAAAATAATTTGACTTTGGTTGAAATGTTTACCACATTTCCAAATCAATCTACTGATAATGTTGGGCAAAATGACAATGTAACAATAAATGCCCAAGAAAGTCCAAG